CCAATACATCAACGCACCCTCCGCCACGGTGCTCGACATAAACGCGACCGACGAAATTGAGATCAATGCGACCCTAGCTGATGTAAATGCCAACCTCGATGTCTCTGGTACGTACCAAGGCGGCGGCCTAATGACGACCGGCGGCAACATTGTCGTCCCTGATGATGCAAATATTGGTTCTGCTTCCGATACTGATGCTATCGCGATTTCGTCAGCCGGTGTTGTTTCGCTTTCTGCAACCACGGAAGCAAGCGCAACAGGCACGGCAGCGCTAGTTACAGCCGGTGGCTTGGGCGTTGCTAAGGATTTATGGCTTGGCGATGATCTCGTTCTTGATAGTGATGCCGCCGTCGTGTCGTTTGGGGATAACCAGGAAGTAACGTTGACTCATGTTCACGATACTGGTCTGCTGCTTAATTCGACGATGCAGCTTCAGTTCAATGATGACTCGCAATATATTAATGCTCCTGATGCTACAACTCTCGACATAAATGCGACCGACGAGATTGAACTCAATGCTACTTTGGTTGATCTGAATGGCAAACTGGAGGTAAGTGGGACCACCACTATCGACGCCTCATTCAGACAGGAGGGAAACAATGCTCTGTACAAAGAGAGCAATAATATATACAACGGGCGCACCGCCGCCGGGGCTTTCCATAACACAGAGGGGCAGGGCCTGTACTGCTACTACGACGCAGATGATTACGTCCGTATTTTAGGACAAAGCGTGTCTGACGGCTCGCCCGTCTGGCAAGCCTTTGCAGGCGGCGGAACCATTAAATCGGAGATTGAGGCTAACGGCGACTTTCAATCCGCCACTAACTCGTACGGTGCCACTTCAGATGAGCGCCTGAAAGAATATATTATCGATTCTGGCAGTCAATGGGACGATGTCAAGGCGATGCGCGTGCGCAAATACTCTCTCATTTCGGACGAAACTGACGCCCCCACACAACTTGGTGTTATTGCTCAAGAGCTTGAAGCGAGTGGAATGAATGGGCTTGTCAAAACAAAGCCCTACATGAACCCTCCAGCCGACGGAGACGGGCCAGACGAGCCAGTGTTAGACGCCAATGGCAATCCCACTGATTACAAAGCTGTTAAGTACAGCGTTTTGTATATGAAGGCCGTCAAAGCGTTGCAAGAAGCCATGGAACGTATCGAGTCGCTCGAGTCGCGTATTGATGCGTTAGAGGCAACCGGATAGGTTGAAGGAGAAGTTGAAATGCCTCTAGTTAAAGTTTCTTTCACACCAGGCGTTAATCGAGAAAGCACGTCCTATGCCAACGAACAAGGTTGGTACGACTCTAACTTGATCCGGTTCAGAAAAGGCCGCGCTGAAAAGATAGGCGGCTGGACTAAGCTTAGTAGCGGAACGATCCAAGGAACCGTGCGCTCTCTTTTCGCATGGTCTTCCCTGGATGCTCGAAAGTTTATGGGCACGGGCACCGATACTAAGTTGTATATAGAGGAGGGAGGTAGCTATAACGACATCACCCCTCTGCGCGACACCAATACAGGCACAGCTACTTTCGCAGCTACTGATGGCTCTGCGACATTGACTGTCACAGATGCTTCCCACGGTGCTATTGCGGGAGATTTTGTAACCTTTAATAGCGCAGCTAGCTTAGGCGGTACTATCACCGCGGCTGTCCTGAACCAGGAATTCGAAATTCAAACGGTTCCCAGCGCTAATACCTACACAATCACAGCTTCTGCCACAGCAAATGCCTCTGATTCAGGGAATGGTGGGGGCAGTACCGTGGCTCAGTATCAACTAACAATCGGCCTAGTCTCCGCCTCTACAGGCTCTGGGTTCGGAACGGCGTTTTATGGTGGGACAGTCGCTTCTTTTTCAGAAACCACGCTGGACGGGGCAATTACCGATGCTGCCACCTCAATAGCCTTAGCAAGCGCAGCATTGTTTGAGACCGCTTCTACCTCAATTTCCTCTAACGTGGCGATAGACGAAAGAGGAGCCATACCCGTGGCTGATGCCTCTGGACTTCCAGATATAGGAACCATAAAAATAGGCAGCGAGAACATTATCTATGCTAGTAAATCGGGCAACACTCTTAATGACGTGACCCGAGGGGCCGATGGCACGACCCAAGCCGCGCACAGTAGTAGTGCTAGTGTGACCTTCATAGGTCTTATCTTAATCAATCAGGAGTTGGTTCAGTACACAGGTAAATCTACTAATACTTTAGATGCTGGAGTGGTGCGAGGGGTTAGAGGCACTACCGCGGTCGCCCACAGCGATGGTGACTCTGTGAAAGAAGCTAACGATTTCATTACGTGGGGAGGAGTTTCTGCGGTTAATGTAGACACAAGTTTAAGGCTTTGGCCGCAAGATAATTGGGGTGAAGACTTGATATTTTGCGTAGTAGACAGCACTCCCTACTACTGGGACAAAACCTTGGGGCTTAGCACTCGTGCTACAGACCTTGCTTCCCAAACAGGCGCTTCTGACGCACCTACAATAACTAGACAAATTTTAGTCTCTGGCGCAGATCGACATGTGGTATGTCTTGGGTGTAATCCAATAGGAGAAACTGCACAAGATTTGATGATGGTTCGTTGGTCCGACCAAGAATCTCCTTTTGATTGGACGCCTACTGCCACCAACACTGCTGGCAGTCAGCGGCTTTCGTCAGGGTCTGAGATTATCACTGGCATAAAAACTCGCCAGGAAACGCTCATTTTCACAGATACAACACTGTACTCTATGCGGTTTGTAGGGCCTCCGTTCACTTTTGGGTTTACAGTTCTATCTAACAACGTGTCTGTACTATCATCTATCTCCATCACAAGCGTAGGTGACAAGGTTTTCTGGATGGATTTAGAGAACTTTTACGCTTATTCAGGACGTTTACAGACGCTTCCATGCACTGTTTTGCGGTATGTGTTTGACGACATCAACCTTGAGCAAGCCCCGAAGTTTTTTGCGGCATCCAACAGGTTATTTGATGAGGTGTTTTTCTTTTACGTGTCTTCTTCGGCTAGCGAAATCGACCGATATGTGAAGTTTAACTACGTCGAAGGGACGTGGGACATAGGCACTCTAGCAAGGACTGCGTGGGTAGATGCGGGGATTCACCAGAGACCTCGAGGTTCCGGCATTGTAAGTGACAACTCTTTTGTGTTTATTCACGAAAATGGAGAAAGCGACGACGGTGCAAACATGAGCTCCTACATAGAGTCCTCTGATTTTGATCTTCAGGACGGCAACAACTTTATGTTTGTAAGCAAAATTATCCCCGATATCGAGCTCTCGGGAACCGACGCAGAAGTAAGTTATATTATCAAGACAAGAGACTTCCCTAGCAGCTCCGCTGTTACGGAAGCTACTGCGTCTGTCTTAGCGGATACTAAAAAAGCGGATATTCGCTGCCGCGGGAGAACTGGAATTTTGCGGGTGTCCAGTGCAAGCACGACTGCGGCGTGGACGTTGGGTGAAACCCGTCTTGATCTACGCCCAGATGGGAGACGATAGTGGCTTCTTTACTAGACCACAATTTTCCAGAAGTCCCAGAGGTTTACGACGCAGAGGTTTTTGCAAGAATCATGCGGGATCTCGAGATGGCCCTGACCAAAATAGATTTCCCAGAAGTGGTGAGTGGCCAAGATGACACTAATGCAATCACGTGGTTTATTGAGTGATGGAGGTTTATAGCTAATGGCAAATGGATCAGGAAGGGCAGCTGGAGCGGGGCCAGACCAAGAAAGGCTTAATTATATTGGTCAGCCTAATACAATATACAAAGCGCCCCAATCTGTCGCTAACCAAAATACGGCTAATGCAGTAAAGAAGCGGCGATCAGCAAATCCAGGTAGGGCCGCAATGACGGGCTTGGGTATGATCGGCAAGTTGGGTACTGGAGCTAATCCTTTTATGCCGTTTGGTGGTGGTCTGCCACTTGCTGGGCCTGCTGCAAGTGCGTTCCTACACGCATTAATGAACAAACCTGGGTTTCATTACGATCCAGTGGCGGCGGGGAGAATGTCGAGCAGAGATCTTCGTAAGCTTGGCAGTGTGTTTCCTCAAACTCCGTCTGAGATTATTCGCGACCAAAGAGGCCCTGATCTCGATAGCGAGGTAGGTCCATCGCAACGAACCCGCAGAGGTATCCAACAAGAGCAACTTCTGCATCCGGGCGGACCCTTGGCATATTCGTTGGGGCATCGAGAAACTCTAGATCCAGACATACGTAAACGTCTGGCCGAAGTCATCCCCGAAGATGCAATTGTGCATTTCAGGGAGCTCGGGAAGGAAGGCAATCTATTTACCGACGTAATGAGGGATGGCAGACGGATATCGAGAACTCGCGGTCATATGCTGCCAGTCCACGAAGCGTTTGGTCTTCCGGTGCAAAGATTTAAGGGCGGTGGCGGCGTAGGAGGTGGCGTAGGAGGTGGCGTAGGAGGTGGCGGCGGTAGCTTTGGCCGTGGCATAGGTGACCTTGGGGCTAGGGAGGCTACGGGGGCTGCGGAGGCGGATGCTTCATACTCGCGCTCGGCTTCTCAGCGTGCTGACACGCGGGCCGCCCTATTTGCCACAAGAAGGGCCGCCACCGAAGCTGCGGCGGCAAACCAGCGAGAGAGGACCATTCATCAGATCAACCGCCAACAACAAGCGCTACAAAACCAGGCGGTAGACGCGGCAGCCGCAGAAGCGGCACAAAACCAAGGATTTTTAAGCAGACTTTTTTCACCGCACACTGGCGGAGAATTCCAGGCAGAGCGCGACGCTGCTTCTCCCGGCCCAGATTTTGATTTTCTCCAGAATCAAGCGGCATCTGGAATAGCTGGTCTGCTTCCAGGGGTTAGCAGTTCTCCAGCCGGAACGGAAGGCGGCGGCTCTTATTATGACGCTGTTCGGTTGGCGATGATTACAGGAATTACCGTGCCGCAAGCCCAAGCGTATCTCGATAGTATGTACGGCACAGCCTAATGGCTTCTGCCTATAAAAATGCGGCGGCTTTGGTAGGAGTGACAGACACTGTCACCATATATACGTGCCCTTCTGCCACAGAAGCTATTATCAAAAATATAAATTTGTATAATAGCCATAGCGGCGCAATTGTCGTGTTGTCTATGATTAACGACAGTTCTGCCTCTACGTTGATTACGCTGGATAAAACCAGCATGGCGTCTGACGCCGAAACGTCTCTCACCGGCCCTTTTGTCCTCGAGGCCGGCGATACGCTGCAATTAAATTGCGACACAGCAAGTAAGATTTATGTTTTTGCTAGCGTATTGGAGATTTCTTGATGGAGACAGGACCAAAACTAACGGGTGAACCTACTGCCCAAGCATTGGCGGGTGGGTTGGCCACTTTAGGCCGTTACGGCGATGACTACATGGTGCACGCCGCCGAAGGCGAGACCATCATTCCTGCCGAGGTTTTACAGGCGAATCCAGGTTTAAAGAACGACATTTTCCGACAGATGCAGGCGATGGGTATTGAAGAACCTAGCCGCTATGTAGTTGGAAGTGAGTTCAACTCAATCAACCCTTTAACTGGGCAGCCTGAGTTTTTCTTTAAGAAGATATTCAAGGCTATCAAAAAGATTATACCCATGGCATTGCCTATTGTAGGCAACCTTATTGCTCCCGGTATTGGTGGCATAGTGGGGTCTGCCCTAGGAACCGCAATTTCAGGCGGGGGGGCTTCTGACATATTTAAGAACGTTTTGCTGACAGGCGGCACGCAAGCTTTAATGGGCGGACTGGGTAGTATTGGCAAAAGCGGACAAAGCTTCTTTGGCGGTGCACAACAAGCGGTAGGAAACATATTTAGATCACCGACAGCCGCATTCCAAGAGGGTATTTTTGGGCAAGGAATACCAGGAGCTAGTTCGGTGCCTAGTCCGGTGCCTAAAACAGGTCCCGGAGCTCAAGTAACGGATTTGAGTAGGCAAGCCCCTACAACTAGAGTGGTATCCCCCCAAGTTGGCCCGCAAAATATATACCCACCAGGATACCAAGAAGGAGAACCTTACTTACCCAACCCAGAATATCAAGCGGGGGTTTCTGAGATTATAGACTATGGAAATGATGTCCAGTCCAAAGGCGGTCTATCTGGGTGGTGGGGCGGCCAAAGCCCTTTGACCAAAGGTGCCCTTCTATTGGGTGGTGCTGGCCTAGGTGCGTACGCCCTTGGCGCTTTTGACGAAGACGAGGATGGTGAGCCGGGAGAGGGTGTCGCTGGGGACCCGCAAATAGAGGCATATGACAAATATTTAGCGCTTCCCCCGAGTAAGAAAAATAGCCCTCTCGCACGAAAGCTTCTCCAAATAGCGGGTGTCGTTCCGGCTTTTACTAGGTCGCGGTTGGCCGGTGTAACCGGCATTCCCTTCGACGCCGCTAAAAAGTATCAAGATAGTAGCTATAACGTCGCTGATGGTGGCGCAATAAATGGCCCCGGCACAGGGACTTCTGACAGCATTCCGGCACTTCTTTCCGATGGGGAGTTTGTAATGACAGCAGACGCTGTGAGAGGCGCAGGCGGTGGTAACAGGCAACAAGGAGCCGCAAGAATGTACGACATGATGCAACAATTTGAGAGAGTCGCGTAATGGCTGACACTACCACCCAGACCCAAGTACTTAGACAAGCTCCTTATCTTGAGGCTAAGCAAAGGAGATTGCTTGACATTGCGTTTGCTAGGGGCGAAACCCCAGTAAAAATTCCGGGCATTGAGGTTGCCGGCCTTGACCCGCTCACAGAACAGGCGATTGCAACTGGCCAAGGTATCGGCCAGTACCGGCCCTTTCTAACCACTGGCGCAGACACTATCGCCGGGGGTCTTGCTGGATTGCAACAGCAGCTACCGGTGGCGCAGCAGCAACTAGCGCAGGCGGCTCAAGCGACAGCAGGCACTGGAGCTGGGTTTGACCCCGCAACGCAGATTGCGCCGTTCATGGACCCGTACCAGAGTCTGGTTACGCAAGACGCTGTGCAGGAAATGGCACGTCAAGCGCAGATGCAGCAGAACCAGCTTAGCGCACAGGGAGTGGGTAGTGGCGCTTTTGGAGGCAGCCGTCAAGGAATTGCCCAGCAGGAATTAAACCGCAATCTTTTTGATATACAAAGCCGTAGGATTTTTGAAGACCTGTCGCGAAATTTCAATCAGGCACAAAACGCCTCGCAGACAGCTTTTGAGAACCAGCAGAGGCGCCAGCAAAATATTTCTCAACTATTGTCAGGTATTGGCGGACAGCAGGCGCAAACGGCTCTTTCCGGTGCACAGACAGCCGGTCAGCTCGGCACTCAGCAGACAGGTATTGCCACTTTAGGACAGAACCTCCTTGGACAGCAGGCGCAGATAGAGTCGCAGTTTGGCGCTCTTAGGCAGACTCAAGCGCAGCGCGAGCTCGACGCGGCACGGCAAACGGAAATGCAGCAGCTTTATGAGCCGTTCCAGAGAATAGGCTATATGGCCGATATCTTTAAGCCTCAAATCAGCAGCGGACAGTCTACTCTTCAAGCCACAACCGCCCCATCACCCAGTTTCTTGTCTCAAGCAGTGGGCGCGGGTATTGCCGGCCTTGGTCTAAACCAAGCTCTTGGAAATCCTATCGGCAACTACTTTAATCCACAAGGACGGTAGCTAATGGCCAAGCTAATTAAATCCATCCTAGCTAACCGCATGATGTTCCGTGGTGGGGGGTTGGTTCCTCCCAGTCAAGCGGCAGGCATCCTAGCTTCATCTTCGCCTCTTATAGATTCAGTGACCTTGAACGAAGGTGGACTGGTCAATTACGCTCGAGGTGGAATTGCTTTGGGTGCTCGTCCGGCAGGATTAAAGCAATCTGATGTACCTACCACATACTTGGATATTGCAGGGGTTGACGGTGAACTTCCGGGGAATTTGCAGAATGTTCCGTTTGAAGAAGTGATTAGATCTGTGGAAGGCTACCAAGATAGTGCCTTTAATAAAGTGTTCAGTAAGGTCCATGAAATAGTAACTGCCGCAAAGGCTCAAGGAGTCAGTGCGGTTGATGCGATAGTCGAAGCTTTTAATGTTGCGCCTGCCGTTGCTCAGGATATGATAAACCAAGCTCTGTCCGCTGGTGCTGGTCTGGTAGACCGAGGTGAAGACTTATTAAGCAGCGTAACCGATTTGGCTAGCGATGTGTCCGTGGCTGAACAGGTAAACGGCACTAGCCCCGTTCCTTCTCCTGCGGGAGATATGATTCCCGGTGGGCCTCCGGAAGCCTCATGGACCGGTTATGATTCACCAGATGTGTCCGTGGCTGAACAGGTAAACGGCACCAGCCCCATGACTGCTGTAGCCGCTGCTCCGCAAAGTTTGGTCGAAGACGACTGGCGGGATCGACCTGCCTTAGTTCCGGCGGGATATACCGCCGAGGCCGCTAAGTTGGATGCTCTGCGGCGGTTTGCGGAGGGAGAGAGGCACCGTAACGTGATGACTGAGGAAGGCGCAACTCTAGGTACAGAACTGCCTCCGGTATTAAAAGGATGGGCGGGTCATGGTCCTAGTGGGAGTATGCGGCCTGAATTGGGGGACCTTCCTAGGACTGTCTCTCAAGTCGCCCAAGATAAGTTAGCTGAAATAACAGCTGGAGGTGGTATACCTGGGGAAACCTTAGCAGAGGAGTTATTGCAATCAGACGAGCGCATGAAGATGAGAGGTCTAGAACTCGTTCGTTCGGCGGATAGACGCTATGGCGAAGGTCTTTCCCAGAACATCCGCCCACCATACGCAGACCTCGAGTCACTTTCGACAGACGACGCTGTTTCTGGTCCAGAGATAACAGAAACAGAAGCAGTGGATTCAACTACTGATACTGATACTGAAACAACTACAACTAGTGATAGTGATACAACTAGTGCCGTTAATTCTGCTGGGTTACTGTTGAGTAACGATCCGTATATGAATCGTGAAAAAACAGATAATGTAGGAGAGGCTCTTTTTAGAGATCTTGCATCCGATGAAAACGAGGAAGCGTTAGACTCAGAAAAACTAGCTGCATTTAAGCAAGAATTTATAGACTCAATGCCTGAATGGGAAGGGAAAACTTCCGAAGAAAAAGGATTAGATTGGATGCGTTTAGGCGCAGCCATGATGGCTGGTAAAAGCCCGCATGCCCTTGTGAACATAGGTGAAGCTTTAAAAGAACACGCTGACATTGTTGGTGAAGATGCTAAAGAACAGCGTGCTTTTAAGAGGCAGATTGATTTATCCGCAGCTAAATACGGCATACAGGCTTTAACGGCGGAAAGGACTCAAAGAAATGCAGACGCTAGGAAGACACACATGTTCTATGACACTAGCAAAGCAACAAAAGAAAATCCATATGGGGAAGTGAGATTTATCTCTCAAGCCGAAATTATGGCGTCCGGTGGCGTAATGCCGGAAGGACTTAGGTCAGAGAATTTTGTTTTAGCAGCACAGAAACAGGCCACAGAACAGGCCAAAGCAATACGTGCTGCGATTGAGACCCAGCGAAAAGAAGGTCTTATAGGGTACCAAGAAGCCAAAGATTTAAAACTTCAGTTGAAGACAGCAACCAAGGATTTAATTAGCGCGGAAGTAGGCACTACCGCCATGTCTAGTGTTATAGAACTATTAGCTACAAGACCTGACGATATTATAGGAATATCTGGTGCCGCTAAAACTCTTATGGGGAACGCTCTAAAGGCTATTGGATTTAAGGACATTTCCACTCAGTTTACCAGTAGAGACGAAGCTAAAGCCGCCATAAAACTGGGACTCCAAAAACTTATTCCTGTGAGTCTAGGAGAAGCTCAGACAGCCAATTCTATCTCAAACAGGGATGTAGAACTTTTAGCAGATGCCTATCTTGACGCAGCTTGGACATCTAATAAAGGTGGGGGAGTGTTTGATCTTGCCTTAATTACAGCCAATAAGGAGGTTATGGTTGACAGATTGCAGCAAACTTTGTCCGTGTTTTCAAAACAGGCAGACGAAGCGGAAAGGGAATATCTTTCAGTTCTTACCCGTTTAGAAGGGGCTTCTTACAGCAAACGGAGAGAGGCCCTAAAGCTTAGCCCTTATATTCCGGAAATTGAAGCAGCTATGCAAAGAAGATCTGGAGTGAAAAAACGTGGAGGTTCAAGTTATACATTTAAATTCGATCCAAAAACAGAAACAATGAGACTTTATGGTGCACAAGGAACGCATTTCCAAGACCAGTTTTTTAGTCCGACACTAGAGAATTTAAGATTAGCTGAGACACCATTTAAGAAAAGCACAGGGAGCTAGCTATGGGCACCGCTGTTTTTGAAACTCCCGATGGTCCAGTAAAATTTGAAATTGCTGGAGAACAGCCTACGGAACAAGAAATAGAACTTATCCAGAGTTCTATTTTTGGACAAGATGCACAAGCCGAAACTCCTGAAGATGATTTTGATATAGCAACCGCCTCTTACGAGGATCTGAGAGCTCACTTTGGCGCTGGCGGCAAAGATCAAGCCTACCAACCAACTAACGAAGGTGAAGTAGAGGGAGTTTCTTTTCAGTATAACTACGCAAAAGCAGACAACGACACAGGTCGAGCTATGCGATTGGCCAGAGAGTTTGGCGAGGGAACTTTTGAGAAAGCGCCAGACGGCGAATTTGTATTGCTTCTTGACAAGATTTCTCCTGAAAAGAAGGAAGAGTATAACCTTCCTGGTTCTGGAACCATTTATGTCAATCGCCCCGGCGGCGATATTCTTGGCATGTTCGATTTATCCGATGTTGTTGGTTTTGCGGGCGACTACCAAGGCCCAATTATAGGTTCTATGGCTGCTGGAGTAGCCGCTGCCAGCTTAGGTGCTGGCATACCATTGTCCGCTCTGCTGGTTGGCGTTGGTGCTGGCGTAGGAAAAGCTGCTGACGAATTTATAGAAGAGGATTTGGTCCGCGATCTCCAGGACCAAAACGCCAGAGATGTGTGGAAAGATGTGGCTTTTGAGAGTGTTTTAGCTGCCACTGGCGATTTTGTAATAGGAGGAGCGGGAAGATTAATAAGACGCGTTGTCAAAGGAGGAGGAGCACCAAATAAAGAGCGCATCTTTGAACTGCAACAGAGTGGACTTACTGCGAAAGAAGCTCGAGATTTAGCTGGCCAAGAAGCTCGAACAGAAGTAAGAACCGCTATGGGTACAAGGCCGGATGAGGCGCGTATTAAGGAACTTGTATCCCAAGGGGCAACTTTAAGACAGGCACGAAGACAGGCTCTTAAGGAAGCTAGAGAAACTAGAGCCGTGCCAGCAATAGGAGAGGCTACAGGAAAATCTATTTTGTCTAGGCTTCAGGGTATTTATGAAGCCATCTTACCTTATGAGGGGCCAGCTATTCAAAACGCTGCTCACGTGGAGAAGCTTCTTGGGCAGTACAAGCGCGGGGAATTGTCTCAGTCTGCTCTTGATCAAGCTTTGGAACGAAACTCGACTGAAGTGATGCGGATTGTTAAAAACGCCATGCGAGACCCAGACGAAGCGGTCAAACTGGCGAACAAGCAACTGAAATTTCTTATAGACGGTGAAATGGATGCTTTGCAGAAAAATTTTGCCCGTTCGTCCAACCCTAGTGAGGCTGCCTATTTTAAAGAGCAGATAGGGCAGAGAGTAAGGCTGTGGCAGCAAAACAGTACGGAGCTCTTTGAGAACGCAAACAAATTACTTGACCCAGATGTGCTTGCCTTCAGTACCAAATTGTTGAAGGACGAGGCTGCCCGTATAGTGGCTAGGCCCTTAGGATCTGGTCTTAAAGATAAGCCACTCTTTGAGTTTCTTGACCAGGTAGGCCCTACTATTTCGTTGACGGATCTCAATGTGGTCAGGCAAGTGCTGCAAGCACATGGTAAAGGCTCAGACGCTGTAGGAGAGGTTGTTGATGCTGATATTAAAAACCTTGTCAACAGCATAACCAAGATGATGGAAGACAAAGCTGGGGAGCTTGCCGGAAGTTACGAGAGGGTTATGGCAGGCGGAACGGCTAACGAAATTAGTTCCGGTATAGGTACAGGCACTAGGTACGCACCTAGGTCAGTATCTAAGGCGACCATAGAGCAGCGAGCGAAAGGTATTGAGGCATTACGAGCAGCCAACAAGCATTACAGTGACGGCAAAGAGGCTTTTAATAAAGGAAAAATAACCAGCCTCAGGACTTTGATGGAGGAAGGGATATACGCTGATATGGTGGATGTGGCGGATTCTGTCATAAAAAACCGACGGCCTGAATTTTTAAGATCTTGGCTAGATGATTTAAATATATCTAATATTGATGAACTGAAGAGACTTCCTACAGACCCAAGAGTGTGGTCTGACGCCGCTCAAGCCGCAAGAAATGGAGATGTTGACTCGGTTGTTTCGTTTCTAAACAACAATAGAATAACTAGCAAAGTGGTTGGCAGACCGCCTGAAGGTATTGCTGCTGTTTTAAGGGCAGGCGACCAAAGCAGTCCTTTTTATAAGTTGTCTATGACGTACATGGATGATATGGCTGAAACACTGTCTACGTGGGCGGATGACATGGTCGCAAGAAAAAGCCCAGAACTAATGAAGGAAACCAACAGAGACATTCTGGCTGGTGTATGGATGAGAGAGGCGCTGGATTCTTCTAAAAAAGGCGGCGCTACGGATGCAGCCTCCTTTGCAAATAAGTTTGATGCTTTAGGGGATGAGGTGCAAAACATATTATTTAAGGGACAAGCTGAAGGATTCCGTTCTCTAATAAAGGACTTTCACTTACTGGGGTCCAATCAACAAGCTAAGTTGTTTGATGAGACGCTAGACAACATTACCAATAAGGGGATGAGAGACGCTGTTTCTACGCTTCGCAGTTCAATGGAAGCCGCCACTTCTCAGAGCACGGACGCTTTATTTAAAGCGATGAGGTCTGGAAGAATTGAAAATGCTGACGATCTAATACTGGCGGCAATGAAAGAACCGTCAATGGTTTCATCGTTAAGAAGAGTTGTCGGTGAGGACGCCTTTGACAGTGTTGGTGGCCTTAGAGACAAGACAGTGGAGAAGCTACTGTTTGAAGCGGTGGGAGACACCGGTCTTAGTCCTACCACAATTGCCTCTGGAGATTTTGGTAAAAATCTAAGGGCTGCTATTGTTCGTAAAGACCGAGAAGGTTTAAATGAAATACTTGGAAAAGACACTGTGGAGGGGATGTTAAAAGTCGCCGACGAATCTGTTAGATACAGCAACGCTGCTATGAAAGGAAAGTCTGGGCTAGCCCCGGCGGCTTTTGCAGCGGCTTTTGGTTTAAGGCTAATGACAGAGCCGGTTTCGGCTTTAACGGAAGCTGCTAGCGTTCTGGCCGCAGGAAGAGTGCTTCGTAACCGCCACTTCTTAAACTGGATGACCAAGCCCACTATTAGAGCTGCTGATGCTGAAAGGTCTCTTAGAATACTTACCGAAGAAATCCTAGGAAAAGCGCAGAATGCTGGGCAAAGCATGACTCGAGGCCAGGCGGAAGCATTAGCCAAAAAGCGTTTGAGCATTGGCACTGGCCCATCAGCAGACTTAAACTTGAAGGCTATGAAGATAAGAGAGCTCATTGACCGAGAAGCTAGGGCCGTGGCCGCCATGACCATAGGCGGTGGAATGCGAGAGTCAGTACAAGCTACTGGAGACTTAGCGCGTAATATCGCCACTACAGCAGTTACTGAACCAGAGACAGAGGACCAAGCCAACATGGCTGCTAGCCTACAACAAGCGGCACCTTCTCTTGTGAACCAAGTAACTACGGCAGGTTCAGACTTTCTTAGACAAGTTGAGGAGCAGAAAATGATGGGCGCTTATCCTGGGCAATGAAACTTTCAGAGCACTTCACTCTTGAGGAGCTCACCAAGTCCCAGGTGGCTAGAAGATACAGGATAGATAACATTCCTAGTCTGGGGGAGGTGGAAAACCTCAAGAAACTGTGCCTTCACATTTTAGAGCCTGTCAGAAAGTATTTTAATAGGCCCATTAGTCCATCAAGCGGTTTTCGCTGTGTGCTTTTGAACAGGCAGATTGGCTCTTCAGATACTAGCCAACATATAACAGGGCAAGCTGTAGACTTCGAGGTACCCGGTGTCTCTAATAAGGACACCGCTCTATGGATTAAGAACGAGCTTGACTTTGATGAGTTGATTTTGGAATTTCATAAGGAGGGTGAGCCACATTCCGGATGGGTTCACTGTAGCTATGTCGGACAATCAAACCGAAAAAAGTCTAGAAAGTACGACGGACGTACATGGTCAAATCTGCCCTAAGTGCGGATGTGCCCAGCCTAAAACTGTCTTTTTGCAAGGTCGTTATGTTTGTGAGAACTGCACCTGCGCCGAGGGTCCTCCTGAGGTGATGTAATGTACCGCTTCCCAAACTTAATCCTCGAAATCTTTTAATTCCCCCAGACTTTTGCAGAGTTCTTCATCAAGAGGTTCGTCTAATACGGGGTGGTAGCAGTTCCCACGCAAAAAGTCTCGAACGGTGTTGTTGACCGGGATGCTCCAAGTCATATGGCTGACCGCTTGCCAGCCCGCCGCCGATACTTTCGAGGGAACTCCAATCAGTTCATATCGTGTGCGTTCGGGGCTATATCTGAAAAGGGCGCCTCCTGAGTTTCCGAAGATTATCGGCGCGGAACTAAGGAAATAAGTCTCGCCTTCGATAATTTTATCCATAAAGGCCAGATTCCCTTGTGTTGCGAACGGAGGCTCTCCAAGACCGGCACCCACAGCGGTGACCGCGTCAAATAGGTAAATCGGTTCGTCTTCTGGGAGAAAATATGCTACGGGAGTTACCTGCCGTTCTCGGTCGATGAGCCGGAGCAAAGCAAGGTCCAGCTTGGCGTCGTACGCTACAATTTCGGCGCGGCTCGATTTCGACCCTACCATGTGCGAGTAATCGTTATAGATATGCCATTCGGCCCGCACTAGATTACGTTTTTCTCGGTCAACCTTTTTGCCAAGCTTGGGGTCCCATGCCGCCTCGATCTTGATGGCCTGCCTCACGACATGGTGGTTCGTAAGGATAAGCGAGTGGTACTCCCCTTCGGCGTCTGGTTGAGACCAAATAACGGTGCCTGATCCCGATCCGCGGCTTGGACGGACTAGCACAACGGTGTAGAGCATTTCGTTATGTTTTTGTTGATAACCCGGAATGGCAGGAGCGGCGTTAGCCTTACCGCTTACTAGGAGGACAAGCAACGCTCCGATTAACAGTATCGTTTTAAGCATAACGGCGAACCTCTTGCATTAAATGGTAAAAAGTTCTGGCTTAAAAATTATATTGTATTTCGTGTACGGAGTCACCTGGACGGGCGGCACGGAAATCGACCTTTACAAGAAATGTGACGAAGAGTGGAAGCGGTCTAAGAAAAGTTACGGTGAATGGCTAGAAAAGACACACCCTGAGAAGTACATCTAGACGCTTCTTGCTGCGTCGTCAAAAAACCGCTATAGTCTGTATCCCCCAGTGCGAATGTGACTCTGACAGACCCTCAGCCCCACTATTCGCACCATTTCAGCCCTACAATCGCACCGTTTGTAGGGCTTTTTTTAGGCGAGAATCCCCCAATTTCTGTAAAGATCAATGGTCGCTTTTGAAATAACCCGGAGCCGCGGGGAGTTACCTTTTGCTGCACCGCCAAAATGCACCAGAACGCTTCCTCGAGGGTTACCTTTTTGGGCCACGCCAGTGTCTGGGTTAATGAAGGCAATTCGTTGCTGGAAGAACACTATCTCAGAACAAGCCGTTAGAACTCTTAGGTCTCTTAACTCTCCATTGGGAGAAGGAATCAATAGGGTAGCCCGCACGTCCTGCTCAATTACGCAGTCAACCCACGGGGTGATGTTGCTGTAAGGAGGATTACACCACGTACCATCAACCCATTCTTGGTTGGTGCCGTCATTCTCTAGGTCATAGAAACGGTCACAAAGGGCATTCTTATCGCTCGCTGCCGCATCCAGTACGTATGGCCCAAACATGCTTTGTGCCAGCCGAAAAAGCCATGCTGGAGTCCTCCATTCGTCACGGCTATTCATCTAATTACTACCAGAATTCCGGAGGGATCGACATGATTCTTTGCAGGTCTCTCATACCTTTCTTATACAACCTCCGCCCCCGTTCTTGGAGCACTGTCTTCTTTTGCTGACCGGTGGGGTCTCTGCCACAAGATAGGTTATTGCCAATTTGCTTGAAAGTGGCCCCGTCAAAAAACCGCTGCTTGACAGCCGCCGCTTCCCTAGGACTTCTCCTAGTCAGTTTGCGTAAGGCTTTATGTACTAGGTCCCGAGACTCGGCTTCTATTCTCAGGGTTTCAGGATCAGCACCTCTTTCCAACAACAGAACTTCTATTAAATCCCGCTCAACTCTGCTTCTTAATTTAAATCTAGCATGAACTTTTACGTATCCCATCACAACTGTCCTTAATTTCATTTTGCCGCTCCCCAATCGTCGCCAATGCCGACATCAATCCTTGAAGGAACGCGCATCTCTACGCACTTCTCCATGAGTTCTTTTATCTCACCTACCTGCCTGTCAGTTTCAATGGAAAAGCAGAGCTCGTCATGAACGGTCAGCATCGGCAGATAGCCGTTCTTTGTGCAATCCGCCATTGCCTGCTTAGTTTGGTCCGCGCTGGAAGCCTGAATCAACTTGTTCAGCGCCTTGTACGTAAAAGCCACCCTGAGCTTATCTGGATCTAAGAGCTGCCACTTGGTTCCGTAAGTGGCCGCCCGATTGGCCACTGGAGTCTCCATAATCTGCTGCCACTCAGCCTCCATCGTCTCGTAGTGGACTGGGGAACCCCTCTCCCAAGGCCGCTCGCGCATAGGGAACCTGCACTTACGCCCTAGAAAGGTTCTCACCTCTTTGCGCAACTGTGCCTGCTCCATGACTATCGTGGCGAACTCTCGGATAAAAGGAACTTCCTCTTCGTACTCATCCCGAAGGGCTTTGGCTTCTTGAAAAGAAGTATCTCCGAGAACGGTTGCCATCTTGGCAACCCCCATTCCGTACATGATTCCCAGATTAAGTGTCTTAGCAAGCGTCCTGTCTACTCCAGCTAAGTCGGCTACCATCTGGTGGAAATCGAAATCATCCTCATGATAACGTCGTATAATCTCTTGCACGACGGAATTATCCTTAGTGCCTTCAGATTGGCAAGCGTAGTGCATCAACCAGCGCGGCTCCTGCGCAGAATAATCAAAGCTCCCCCACCGGCAGCCCTCTTCTGGAAGGAACAAACCCCGTATCAGCTTCTTAATCTCAGGATGCCTAGCGGGCATTTGCTGGAGATTGGGGTGGCTGGAAGAAAAACGCCCGGTTACCGTACCGCCACCGTCTGAGCGCAACTGGTTAAACTCGCAATGAATACGGCCTTCATGCTGGTGGCTGAGAATCGTATCCACAAAAGTCGTATTGGCTTTGTTGTACTCCCTTATCTCAAGAATAGTCCTAGCAATAGGGTGCTCGTGTGTTTTTAAAAACTGCTTGGTAAAACTTGGAGCACCGCTCTTGGCCGTTCGACCATACTCAAGACCAAGATTGTCAAAGACACTGGCCAAACTTCTAGCGTTCCACGGTTCAACCCAGATGCCTGTTTCCTTCTTCACTTTTGTCAGTAGCTTGTTCTCGAGCTCAAGTAGTCCCTTCTTGGTTCTTTCCGCTTTCTCCAAATCAACTCGAACTCCGCGGCGCCGCATTTCAAACACCGTGGGTAACAACGAGAGTTCTAGGTCCAAGATGGACTGACAGCCGTCTGCACGGATTTTCTTGCTCAGCACATGCCAAAGCTCCAAGGTCAGCCTAGCGTCCGTCTGTGCGTACAAGGCGACCCTGGCAGCAGGAAGTTTCCACATCTCTGCCTTGGCATCAACACCGTGCTGCGCCGCAGCTCGCCTTAAATCATCCTCCTGCTTGCGTTCCCCTAGGTACGTGGCTCCTAACGAGTTCAACGCGTAACTAAAACGGTTCTCATCAAGCAACGGAGCGGCAACCATTGTGTCAAGTATAGGGTTCCTGACATCAACCCCCTCCGACAGCAGCCAGCCTAGGTCGTACTGTGCGTTGTGAAACACAACCGGCATCCCATGAGCTAACTGACCTTTAAGCCAGCGAAGGATTAACGTTTTGGACATGTTCCCATAACCACGGTTATTGCCTATATCACCGTGGCCAAAAGGCAGATAAGCACACCAGCCGTCAACCGCTACGGCTACTCCAATCAGATTGCCATCATTCCTGACCCATCCGGGGCCAAGCGTTTTTAGATTAGGGTCTCTCGTCTCAACGTCAATTGCCATGATCGGAGCGTCTGACAAGTTTGGTAACTCTTCAGGAGGACTCCAAACTGACTCGTTGAAAAAATCGTCAATCATTTTTCGTCTAGATAGGATAAGCGTAATGGTGACTAAGAGAATTGGAATTCAAAATATGCAAACTTTCTTTTGCTCGAGTGGCCGCCACATACCAAACCCTGTGCTCTGGGTTTGGGTTACTTCGATATTCGTCGTAACTTGCCCAGTTCAACTCCGGAACTAAAACAACGTTATCTCGTTCCGCCCCCTTCATGGAATGAATGGTGCTCACAGTAATTCTGGGGTTTTTAACGGTGTCGCCTCGTCGCCTAGCACTCAAAATATAGTGCTTGGTTTCATCGTCAACCTTAGTCAACGCTCGCTTCCAGATGTCCTTAGGTGCTAATAGTCCTAAGGAAACTCTTGCCTCATCCATCGACAAAGCTACCGTAGCGTCTAGCGTCGAAAAGATTCTGGCACTGGGCGCATAACCTTCCCTATAACCGACATCGGCTTTTAAGTAGTAATAGATCCCCTTTATTTGAGAAGGCACAAGCTTGGCCCCTCTTATCCAAGCTTCCCAATCCACAATGGCATCAAACAAACCAGGCACAATAGACGGATCGCCATGGCGATTCTTGTATACCCAGCCAGCCTCCCGCAAAAGTCTTCCATATCTGTCGGCTAAGCGATTTGTCCTCGTAAGCAAAAGCCACTCGCCTTCATGCAAGGGAATGCTGTCAAGCCCTAAGTGCTCAAACACAAAACCTTGATACGGCCTAGGTCTCCATGTTTTTGGCAACCGACCAACAATTTTCTTGGAGATAGATTCAGCCACTTCATGTACAGCTTGAGGCACTCGATAAGATTGAGTGAGTACCTCCTTCTTTTCCGTGCACTGCTGAAAGGCGGCTACATCAGCTCCAGCAAAATTCATGATGGCTTGGTCGTCATCACCAAAAAAAGCTTGAATAGAAGGCTTCTGTCTCAGTACAGAAATCATCTTCCACTGCAACGTGGACAAGTCTTGAGCTTCGTCACAAAGAAGCGCCTCTATATCTGGGCACGTATCCATAGCAATAAAATGCTCAATCATGTCTGTGAAATCTATCTTCTGGTAAAAGCGCTTATATTTCTCGTAGGTAGTCACAAGAAGTTTGAACACAGGCCACTGCATTCTGTCATCGCCCCTAACCCGAAACACCTCTTCATAATCTTTGCAAACACTGCGAGCGTAGCTGTATAAATTGAGGTATCTGTCCCCTTCGGTAGTAAAACCAAAACGCTCGAGGTCTGTTTCAAAACGCTTCTTAGGACGACTGAACTCCATACCGAGATAATCGCCAAGGGCTTTTAAGTCGTCTCCTGCAATAACTTCGTTATGGTTATACCCACCAGCCCTGAACGCCATACTGTGCAACGTTTGAAAGTAAGGAAGCCCATCTTCCTCCAATCCCCAATCATGGCAAACGCGATCTTGGCTTTCTGTTGCCGCCCGTGTAGTGAAGGACACATTGGCAATCTTGTCTGGCGCTATGCCGTCCTCGATGCATTTACGGACTAAATTCGAGTTACGCTGGGTCTTGCCGGTCCCCGGTGGTCCTAGGTAAGTAACCTCCGTCTTATTCATCAGAACGGCATCTCCTTATGCACCATCTCCACATCTGGTAGATCCACATCGCCTTTGGTCACCTCTGGAATCCCCCACACTCGCACGTTTCTCCACTCCCCGCGATCATCTCTGTAGTTGTATTGATGCATCGCCCTGCCGCCGTCGTTCATTTCCTTTAACCGTTCTGTGAGTTGCCCCCTGGTATAGTACGTAAAGTTGTGCCGCTTCAGAAAATCCTGAAGTGCCGACAACTTAAAATATGTGTAACTGTCTTCTGTCCAAGGCTTGCCTACCACCAACTCCTCAGGGGAATGTGCCTGTAAGCGACTGGTGCAAAAGTTCTCTACCAATTCAACAAAAAGCCCTTTGTGAGTCAGCTCATCAGGAACTTCTATCCTCGTTGCGTTCTCTAAAAGACCGTCCACCAAGTCTCGCCAATCCGATTCTTTCATACGAGCTGGCATCTTATACATCTGCTCCATAGCAGCACGCTGAAACTCTTGCTGGATCTGCAACTGCTTGGTGGAGAGCTCAAGCCTCGAGCCATCAACATCTACAAACCACACTGGCGGTTCAGACTCCACAACCGTCAATCCGCTTAGCATAGGTAACGCTTGACCGTTTCCAATACCAAACTTGCGCAACCGACACTTAGCACGATTGCAGTGACTGTGTAGCGGTTCAGACTTACAGGTGTAGTAATAATCCTTCTTCTCAAGCTGGTTCTGTATAGTGACAATTTCTTTGGCAGGCAACGCCGGGGAACAAAACTCTCTGTTGTAGTCTTCTAGCTTTTCGGCCCATGTCTCTGGGTGTGCCTGCCGGTAATAGACCCCTATGTTTAGTAAGGTATTGTTTCTTCCTCCCTCAGGTATGCCGCCGCTGCTTAGTTGTTGCAGGCAAGGCGGCCCGTCTGGTAGAAGGTTGTCTGCGACTTTTGCAAAAGCTCGCAATTCATCTGGCGTACAACGAGTCGCTTCCGCCAAGTCCAAGAACTCTTCAAGGCTAAGCGGCTCCCCGTTCTCATCAATGGCGTACCGTGTGGTGTACTCCGCGTTGTGGTAGGGGAGATTAATAAAGTTCCCTACGTCACCACGCTCTGTGCGCACCTCATCCTGCTTGGGGAAGATCTCGCATGTGCCATGGCCAAGAATTGAAGCAAACTCCGCGAGTATGTCTCTCAAATCAACCGCGGGCATCGCTTCTGATAGAAACACATTCAGATGGGCACCTCCACTCTTCGATCTGCAAGGAACAAGAGGCATCTTTAATCGACTTACATCCTTGTGAATTGCAACCAAGTCTAGGTTGTAGTCATCCAGATCTAACGAGCCAAAGTGAGAAAGGCTATTCTCATTTATAGGTATTGAACCAACGCCTATGGCACCGCTCAAATGCTTATCTATGAGCTCTACCGTCAACGGTTCACGAACAATGTAAGAGTTTGCCTTAGCCTTACCGTTCGCCTTCTGTCCCGTAACAGTAGTTCTACCATAGGCTCCGGAGTAGCCACGGAACAATCTAAAAAAACGTTCTGAGTTAGTCATGATAAGAAACCCCCCCGCGAACGGGGGGGCAAATACCTTAGAAGGGTAAATCTTTTTCGACAGGGGCTTCCAAGGCCGCGTCAGTTGGTGGAGGTCCAAGACGCATCCCCCCGCTCTTAATACTTCCATGCAGTTCCTTGGCTTCCTTATAAGCGACAAGGTTATCCACCATACCCACTAGACTTATGCTCCATGTGTACCAACTACCCTTGTCATTGCCGTCTTCCACCGACCGAAGACGATACATATAAGCAAAGCTCGGCAGTGTTGATCCGTTCTGCTTCTGCATCATCATCATGGACAACCACTGGCGACTCTTTTTCAGTTGCGTCTTCTTCATGTCCACAATGGCGTTTTCGTAATTGCCGGTCTCGTGGACTATCTTGACGTAATGACTCGCCGACCTCACGAGCTCATTGCCACTTTCAAGGATCTCCATACCAGTGTTTGGATCTCGCACGGCAGCGCTAACCTCACGGCTCCCTGAAGACAGCTCTCCAACGAAACCACCACCCTGCGTCCGGGGGACGAACTCCAACATCTTCGTTTCAAAATAAACGGGTAGAACAACAACTCCCTCATCACCGGTCCATAACTTGTTCGTCACCGTGTTAAAGATATCTCCCTGTTGCGCCCCCTCGAGAAACGCTGGGTCTGACCTCTTCAGTTGTGGTGACAAAGCCTGAATAATCCGCAAAAAAGGAATCTGCAAGTCACTGGAGGTGACTCCCTCGAAGCCAACCCCGGCATCCTCCGCAAAAGCCTTTTCCAAGTCCGTCGTTAGTTTTCCATTTGTCTTTGACATTTCTAAGCTCCTTTGATTTTCGCTACGGTTCCGATATAGGCGTTAAACAATTCCAAGTCTATCTCTTGGTTACTCTCAACACGTTCCCTGATCAACTTCTTCAGAGTCATAGGCTCAACCCATGTTTTGCTCTCTGGCTCAAGCCCACGATCATGCAGGTCAGCCTCAAAACTCTTGGCCTCATTGTCCTGGCGCAAGCCAAAACTCACACTGACCGTGTTCTTTACGAAATCCCCAGCACCAACACTTCGCAGATGCTGTAAAGCGACCTGCTTTTCCATGGGATCTTTGGGCATTGTTGCGGATACGAACGGGTGGAGACTAACGGTGTTGCCCTTCACCTCCACCTTATCCATACCGACCTCTCGCATTTTCGCGGGGATGAGGTCATACAGGTAACTGTCACGCTTACGCTTCAAGGTGCGAACTTCGTCTTCCGCCGCACTCACCTTCTTGTTGAGCTTCGCGGCTTGTCCCACTAGGTCACTCAGTTCAGACCCGCCTTCCGTCGTCAGACCGACAAATACAGATGCGTCAGCGGTAATCGTTTCCCACAAGTCATCGTTTTTCGACATACGTATATCCTCGTCAGGTTGTAAGTTCTTCAATCCCTCCACGTACACTGATTTTTACAGGGTAGTAGTGCCTCTCCAGCCGGTCCCACTTGAGCAAATTTACTCGTCCCTCGTTCATATCCGCTGCAATGGCAAACGCAATGCCGATCATAGCTGGGTCACCTAACGGCAACAGCCAATCACTATCACTGTAATTGCGCAGCTTGCGACGAAACTGTAAGACGATTCGACCTGGATTGAGATGAACTTGGTCGTAAGGATTTGCGAGCGGAATTAGGTCTCCCCACTGGGCCGCTGAAACAACATCGACCCGAGGATTTTCTTGCACCACGTACACAACAGGAGTGGGACGTAGCTTCAAACCTTTCTCCTCTCTGCAAAAGAAGGAACGGAAAGTAGTTCCTTCGAAAAGCGAGTATGGCTGATGGATCGTCGCCCGTCAATCTTCTACTACAGGGATCACCAAAACTCCTTTTGGTGATCCCCCCGCAGAAAGTCGCGCACTAAGTAATAGTTTTCCCCTAAATCTTCACGACCCCCCTACCGTGAAGCCGTCATACGTCCCAGCCGTTTTCCTGAATGTGGGTCCAAGACGTACCTTAAGTAATAGTTTTCCCCCGTGCATCACGTTTCTTGGCCTTTTCTGTGCCGTTGCTGTATCATGAAATAAGATGTTTACCTGATAAAGGAGAAAGATGACCTACCGATTCAAGACGGCACCTTTCCAGCATCAAGCCAACGTGCTTGAGCGCTGCTGGGAACACACCAACTGGGCCTTATTCCTCGAGATGGGGACGGGCAAGTCCAAAATCTGCATCGACAATGTGGGCTTGCTATATGAGGAGGGCCTAATAAACACGTTTGTTGTGGTGGCCCCCAAGGGAGTCTATCGCAATTGGGCTAAGCAGGAACTGCCAAAGCACCTGCCTGACCGAATCCCCCAAACGATGGTTATTTGGAACCCGACGCCCACCAAGGCTCATAAGAATGCGCTGAAGTCCATTCTGGAACCATCCGACTCCCTCAGGATATTTATTGTAAACGTGGAGGCTTTGTCCACGGTCAAAGGCCAAAGGTTCCTCGAGCGGCTTTTGAAGAGCTCTGAGGCGCTTCTTGCTATTGATGAGTCCACTACTATTAAATCGCCCAAGGCACGACGGACAAAGGCCATTATCAGGATAGGCGAGCTGGCCAAGTATCGGCGGATTTTGACAGGCTCGCCTGTAACTCAGTCGCCTCTCGATTTGTGGGCGCAATGCCGGTTCCTCGACAAGGATCTATTGGGCGACGTGGGAGACAACTACTACCAGTTCCAGTATCGATACGCGGTTATGAAACGGCGCCAGTTAGGCAGCCACTCCTTTAATTTGGTAGTGGGCTATCGAGATTTAGATAGGCTGTCATGGCTACTGCGGAGTTTCAGCAGTCGCATTCGCAAGGATGAGTGCCTGGACTTGCCTCCCAAAATCTACACGCAGAGAAGCATCGCACTCAGCGACGACCAAGCGCGGATCTATAATGAATTGAGAGAGTTCGCACTGGCGCGAATAGATGATGACGAGTTCATGACGGTTGACAATGTCATGACGCAGTTGCTGCGCATGCAACAAGTCCTGAGCGGACACACAAAAACAGACGGTGGTGACCTTATAGATATCAAGGATAACCGGCTGGACGAGTTAATGGCCTGTCTAGATGAGTCTGATGGGAAGGCAATTATCTGGTCGCGCTTCCGCTACGATGTTAAACGCATTAGTCAAGCGCTAATCAAAAGGCATGGAGCGGATTCCACAGTTATGTACTTCGGCGACACTAGTGACGAAGAACGGACTGAGGGTATTGAACGATTCCAGAACGGCAACGCTAGGTTTTTTGTAGGTAACCCACAGACGGGCGGATACGGGATTACGTTGACGGCAGCTCAGAACGTTATTTATTTTAGTAACTCGTTTGATTTGGCCGTCCGCATGCAGTCGGAAGACCGGGCGCACCGGATCGGACAGAACAAAAGCGTTACGTACGTGGATTTTATTGCGGAGGGCACCATTGACGAGAGAATTGTCGAGGCTCTACGCAACAAGATGAATATCGCCAGCGAGGTGTTGGGCGAGAATCTGAGAAAGTGGTTAACTAAATAGGAGAATTGAGATGGTTAAAGCAACAGAAGATAAGCGCCGGTTTAGATCAGTGGCAGTTCCGCTCGAGGTGTGGAGCGATTTATGGGAGATGGCAAACGCTAACCACCGTTCGCCGGCACAGCAGATTGCATTCTTAGTAACGCTTGCTAAGGATTTTCCATCCAACAAGAAGACCATGGAGTTCTACGCACGACACATCATTCCGACGGATCTTAAATCTCATGAATGACCTAGACCGCTTCTACGAGGAAGTTTGTAACTTGACCGAAGAATTTAAAGGAGAAGTGACTCCAGTTGCTAGGACAGTAGCTCTGTTTCGAGTTGCCATTGAGTATGGGGCCGCACACATTGGGGTTAGCACATTGGGGTACATGATGAGTCGGCTGCTCGCGATCACACTGGGAGTAAGTCAAGGCTCAAGCTACACTAGTTACGATTCTATTCTCGAAGAGTTCGACCCCGACAAGGTCAAGACGAAGCATTGATGAAACCACCAGTTCCAGATCATTGGTCTCGCATTTTATTGGAGATTCGAAAGGAATCCAAGATTACTCGAGTGGGGCTTTCTGATCGATCTGGAATTGGTGAATCAACCATCGAAAATTACGAGAAGAGGAAAATTATAGAGCCGTCTATCTATAAGGTCGAAACCTTGCTGGCGGCCATGGGTTATGACCTCGATGCATTGCTTGTGGTGCCAGATGATGAGAATCCCACCGTCATACGTAAAAACAAAAAAACTATCTTCGAGCTCTAACGTAGAGCTCGGCTATTTTGATTATGTGCTGAGACTCACCCCTCAAGATATCAACCGGGAAGCACCCGCGGTCACCAAAGGTCGGACCCTCCTCGCCCTCCTCAATGTAGCTGGTAAACGTTCTGACGAATTTCTTGCCCTCGTGCTCAAATATATCGAACACAAAACCCTCTGTGACTACCTCTGCACAACGGAACTCCCGGAACTCTCCTACATCCGCCCAAGATGAGTCACCAGTGATGTCGTACCAGTGCAGTGTTACTCGAGGATACTTGACCCCATCAATCTCGATGTGGGGGAAAATAATCGGCGTGGCCATAGCTACTCGCTTCCCGGTCCCGTTTGTACGATCCCCTTCCCTTCTTGGAAGGAACTATTCTCTGACAGAATTGTCGTCCTCTTAAAGATGCCGCAGGAGGAGAGCGGCGCTTAATCTTCTTCATTGTCGTTGACTTCTCGTTTGATGTCACCAAAAAGCCCACGCATCTCTGGGCAAGCCTCACTGAGCACAATAAGAGCGATCTCTTGATGCGAGAACCCCTTCTGGACCATTCGATGAATAAATTCTTGCGTGCACTGAATCGCCTCTTGCGTTGCTCGTCTCATTTCATCTGTAGAAAACGTGATTGCCTATGCAGCCCTGCCTGTCAAGAGCAGGTGCCCACCACGGCGTTACGTACATCGCGTGATAATGAGTTGCCTCACCTACACCGTTCACTGACACCCACCAGAGCTCAGCACAGCATCAGCCATGAGCTGCGCCAGCTCCCAGAGTTCCTGGTTGGCCGGACGCTCGGGCAACCCGTCACAGTAGTACGAGAAAGCGCACAGCCGGTCTTTTCGCTCGGCACCTTGGTGCACCACCCCGCACACGGTGGACGGGTAACGACGGTCGTCCACGCGGTTCTTAATCACCGCGCCTACGGCCACCATGCCCAGCCAGCCTTCTCCTCGAGCCTCAAAGTACATGGCTTCCGCCATACAGTGCCTCTCCTCCACTGTCACCGCCGGAAAGTCGTCCGCCGCCGCCGCACAAAGCGGGAGCATTAACAACGCTGCAAACAGTTCATTTTTCACTCTCCACCTCCTCAAAGGCAAACGTAAAATGCTTCAACTCCTCATGCACTTTCTCTAGCTTCCACTCCAAATCCTGCACCTGCCTCTGCAAGACCTCAACCTTATCCACAGAGTGCTGGAGGTGCGTTTCATGAAACAGCATCCTAGCTCTCGGATATTTGCCTTTGGTCAGTGCGTCAGGACGCACAACATGCACAGGTATTCCAGCCTTTATCAAAACCTCGTGCATTTGCCTCTGATGCGGAGATACTTTATCCGTCTCAGTCTTCGCCTCCACGCAAAATATTTTTCCCCGATACACCCCCTCGAATGTTTTATCCCGCGAGGGGTGACGATACGTGCCGTCATAACACAGAAAATCCGGCCAACCTTTACGCAAGACCACCATATCCTGTTGTCTTACCAGCCAGTCATTTACTCGCTCTTCAAACTCACTTGCCATTTTATTTCTCCCTACCTTTTCTCGGCATACCGGAGAGCCTTCTCACTCAACCTGCCCAGCTTTTTATACACCTGCATTAGTAGCCGCATCATCTTCTCACTGATAGGGCCTTGCCGGAAGAAAGGCTCCCCGTCAATCCACCAATAGTCTTTTACATAACGCGAGACGTGATTGCCAAAATGATAC